ATTTTTTGGTGAAAATAGGTGTAACCGGTGTAACCGTGTAACCGGAGCAGTTAAGCCTATGTTATATATAGAGATATTAGGTTACATAAGTAGAAAACAAAAAAGTAACCGTAACCGAGTTTGTGTAACCAGTAGGGAGCTTATTGCGTATAGCGGTTCTGAAAAGTTTTTATATTTATTTATATTTTACTTCCTATATATACCAAACGGCTCTAAGTTATATTAAACTATCGCTTAATAACTGGAGTATTACATGCCTCGTTCTGCCGCACCTAAATCTGTTATACCTACACCGAAAAAGAAGGTAGGTAGACCCAAAGCCACCAAAGCCCAACCACTTACCCGAAGGCAGGAACTGTTTGTTAAAGAACTGGTTTCTAAAGATGGCCAGATAACTATGCGGGAAGCGGCTGTTAATGCGGGTTATCCTGTTGGCTCTGCCCACACTAGGGCTTACGAGTTAACCAACCCAAACATTAGCCCCCATGTTGTTAACGCTATCCAAGCGTATCGCTCAGAACTGGATGCTAAATTTGGTGTTAATTACCAGCGACATCTAAAAGACCTACAAACCATCAGAGATATGGCTTTGAACAATGGCGCGTACAGTGCTGCGGTTCAAGCCGAATACCGGCGAGGGCAAGCGCAAGGCGATATTTATGTAAGCAAGAGTGAAATCAGAACTGGCAGCATCGACAGTATGAGCAAAGATGAAGTCATGAAGGCGCTCAAGGAGATAAAACAAAGCTATGCCCCGATTACTATCGACGTTACTCCCGAAAGAGAAAGCAATCCCCAGAACCGCGACAAAGCGCGAGGCCGACTTTTGGAGGCAGATGAAATCGGGGATGGCGAAGACCAAACGAAACATTAAAGCGACCCGGTTAGAGACTTGGGCAATGCCCGGAGTGCCGGACGTAGTTTTGTGTGATGAACGTGGTTTGTTTCACTTTGTAGAATTGAAAGCTACCGCAGGTAATGCGGTCGATCTTCGTCCCCATCAAGTAGCTTGGCTTACCAATCATGGGCACGGCAGCGTCTGGGTAATGCTTAAAAAGCACGAAACCAAAAACCAACCGGAACAGCTATTCTTGTATAAAGGGTCAGAAGCAATGGACCTTAAAATGGAAGGTTTAAAGATTGAACCGTTTCACCATGTTTCGGGCACAGTAGATTGGGGCGAGATTTTTGGCTTGATCTGTCCCACAACATCGCATACAATCCCATAGTCAACTAACTAAAGGAGAATTGACTATGACTTATGACGAACGACACGGCGGGCCGTATGATCGCGGGACCGCAGATTTCTGGTACGGTAGGGAATATGACCCTCATTTTTTTAAGGGTGCTACTTATTCCACCGATAAGGTTGAACTAAAAGATATGACGCCCGCGGAGATAACCGCCTACAGTAAAGGTTTTAAAACTGCCGAAGCTGATGGCAGTCAAAAGGATTGGGGGTGATATGTTTTTTTTAATTAAATGGTGGGCAAGATTGCGTTACGGTTCGGATGAGGTTGATAAATTTGAACGCGAGCGGAAACAACCCCGACCCCAAAAACGACCGCAGCAACGGATAAAGCGCAGGCGGTAAGATTAAAAAATATTAGCCCGGTTGACGCCGGGCTTTTTTATGGTGTAAGGTATGCGATAAATCTTATACACAACTATGGGGGCAACCATGTTAAAGACAGTAGAAACAAGCAGAGCAGAAAAAACCAACGGGATCGCCGTTACCTATCGCGCAGGCAATGGCGAAAAGTATGCGACCTGCCCGGCATCTTGCAAAATGAATTGCAGCGGTAAAGGTGCGCAGGAAATTGACGCAGATTATTTTGACGCGTTATTGGATGCGGTTCCGAATAAAGGCCAGTCTTTTACCTATACGCATTTCAGTTGGCACAAATGGGCCGACAAATTAAAGCCGGGTAAAACGGTGGTTAACTTTTCTGCGGATACTTTAGTAAGTGCTGCCGCAGCATCGCGAGCGGTCCCGACGGTTGTAGTGCTGCCGGAATCCGAATGGGAGAACGGGAAAAAAACCAGCGCACCATTATTTGGTCGAACTAATAACCGCGGCGACTTTATAGTTTCGGACCGGGTGCCGGTGGTTCGCTGTCCGGCAGAATACCGCGACGGCTTTAGCTGTCGGGATTGTGGGAACGGTGACCCGTTATGCGCTCGACTAGATCGAAACTTTATAATTGGTTTTACTGCGCACGGTGCCAGCAAGAAAAAAGCAGCGGACCCGGATACCCGCGGCGGATGTTATGCCGACGGCGGAAACGTTCGGCTACATTGGGACGCCACCAGCAACCACCACCAGCCCGACGAAACCGACGGCGAGAAACTAAAACGGTTCGCCAAGTCTTTACCACCGCGCAGTATTATCCGGCACCACGTCGCCGGGGATATCGGAGCGGAATAACTTTTTTAAATATTAGGTTGCGCAGTATGGGAATATCTGCGATAGTATGGGAACAGATCGGGCAATGGTCTGCAATTAACTTAAAAACGGAGAAGTAAAAATGACTTATCAAACAAACGCATTTGCGCACGGTATCGGAAACTCTGCTGTTTCGTCCCAATGGTTTAGCCGCCCGGACGATCAAAAGTTTTTATCACTTGATGATATGTTGGCGCACAAAAAAATAGACTCGCAGCGGATGACCAGCCGAACGGTTGATACTCACAAAATCCAAATCATTGGAGACTTTGACGAAGCGAACCCAAGCCGCGGAGACTTGCGGATTGAGTACGCCGACGACAACCACCGCGAGCACGTGAACAGCCCAACCAATTGGAGCTTTGGACAATTGTCCCAACTGGCCGGAGCGCCTGCGGGTTATCTTAAAGACTTGCCCGCACCCTTGGCAGCGGATTGCATTCAATGGGGTTTGAAATATAACCGGGGTAAAGAATTAATTAAGGTATACGGCAGTCAAGCCGACGGCGGAGAATTGCGAGCCGCAACCGGTCCCGACTATGGCCGGATTTATGATTGGGAAATACTCGAACCAATTAAGCATTTGGTTGACCAGTCCGGCGGACGTTGGAAAGTGCCGGGGATGATGACAGGCAGCAACAACGGCATGGCGGTTTATGATCCAGAAGTACCCGTTTCAATGGATACCACTACACTATTCGCCAGTGACCGCGACGTTTTCGTTTTCTTGGTGGATGATCGCAACCCTATCGAAGTCGGTAAGCTTGCCAACGGTGAGCCGGATTTAATGTTCCGCGGGTTCTATGCTTGGAACAGTGAGACCGGCAGCAAAACGGCAGGCATTGCGGCAATGTATTTGCGCGGGGTTTGCATGAATCGAAACCTATGGGGCGTCGAGAATTTTCAAGAAATTAAAATCCGCCACACTAAGTTTGCACCGGATCGCTTTGCGCAGGAAGCCCGTCCCGCTTTGCAGTCGTTTGCGAACGGATCGACTGCGACATTCATCGAAGGCGTCCAAGCTGCGAAAGCTGCCAAGATTGCAACCGATGACGAAAGCCGCTTAGAGTTTTTAAGCAAACGCGCAGGGCTATCCGGACGCATGGCGAAAGCCGCAGCGGCGCGACATATGATAGAAGAGGGCCGACCGGTTGAGACGGTATGGGACGCGGCTCAAGCTATTACTGCAATAGCGCGAGACATTCCCCACCAAGACGCTCGCATTGAAGTAGAAAAAAAGGCCGGTATTTTGCTGAATAAAGTCGCAGCTTAAACCCACCTTTAAACCCAAACGAAAGCCCGCCACGTGCGGGCTTTTTTTATGGGGCTTTACTTTCTATAAAGTTATCCCATATAATCCCATACACGGGGGCAATAAAGCCGCCGCAATTACGGAGTAAATATTATGGGCAATGTAATAGAAATGAAAATGCGACCTTCCGACGTGGTACTTGATCGCGTCTATAATCCAGCCGCGGACGATAATTTTGGCGGGGCAACTCCCGCACAATTGGCGGAAGCTTGCGGGCTTATTCCCGACTTCTTTTGTCAGGCTTGTTTGATGGCCTCACCTCTGACGTTGGATAATATCGCCACCGGTATGGATAGCGTTTACCAGTTCGGCGGGTTCAACGCGTACCCTTACAAGGGTTCGATTGATGACCACGACGGCACTTACCAAAGCGAACACGAAGAGGATGATGCGCTGCCACCGCTGGCGCGTTTCATTTTCGAGGGCTTCGAGTGTTTTGTTTATGAGTACGGCATCGCAGCGATCCGCGACCGTGCAACCCGTGCAACTAAAATTGCGAGGTTTGACTGATGGATGCTGAATTAAAAGAAATGGTTAACACTTATTTAAAAGATATGGATAACCGCGGCGATCATGAGGCCCGCGACCTTTTGAAATTAATAAGCGCCCCCGCGCAAAATCCGGAAGAAAAAACACCGGCGCAGCGTTTACAATTTCATCTGCAATTTATGGGGGTTATGGGCATGGCTGGCCGCGAAGACGAACGCGACAAGCATTACATCAAAGCGCAGGAAATCGCGCAGCAACTAATAGAAGAGGGCTGTTAAAATGGTAAAGCTTAATAAAGCGCAGCGGGCCGCACTGGCCCGCAAATGGCAACAAAACCCGCAAGGGATGACGTACCGCCAATTTAGGGCAACCGTGCAAGCGGGCTTTGATTGCGTCATGGTCCAATGGTCCGGCATGTGGTTGGGGATTGAATCGGACGGTTACACGCACAGTTAAACAGCCGCCCCAGTAATACCGAAAGGCCCGCCATTGTGCGGGCTTTTTTATGTCCGTGTTAAACAGTTAAATACGGCGGGCCGTGCCCCGCGTACCAGTGCCCAAAACCTACGGGCCGTGGGCGGGTGGCCTATGGCCCCAGCCGGTGGCCGTTATCCGCGGACCGTTGACCGTTGGCTGCGCAGCGATGACCCCAGCCGGTGAAAGTTAACCCGCGCCCGGTCCGCCGTGGTCCGTGGTCCGCTGCCGATTGCCCCCGGTCCGTTGGCCGTGCTGCATGGTCCAAGGTCCGCGGAAATTGCGCAGGGTCCCCCTGATATCGGGTCAAAAGCCGCTGATCAGGAACCAAAAGCCGCGATCCGAGCGCCGCCGCCCGGTGGTCGCCAGTCGGAGGCTAGGGCCATGTTTCTCGCGAATAATTACTATAAAATTTAAAATAAGATTAACTGTCTTATATTTGTGCTTAAAATCGCATACAATACGTGATATGTTTCACGTGAAACACCGTGATTGTTCCACGTGGAACATTAAAAACTGCGTATGAAAAATTAGCTAGGGACCCCTATGAGTTCAGCCCAAAACGTGTTGATGGAAGAGAAAAAACTGAAGCTTGAGCTTCGGCTCGCGCAGCTTGAGAAAAACGAAAAGTGCCAAGATGATTTTATAACTTTCGTAAAAACAGTCTGGCCTGACTTTATTGCGGGCCGTCACCATCGGATCATTGCCGAGAAGCTGGAAAGGGTCGCGAGCGGCGATCTAAAGCGTTTGATTATTAACATGCCACCGCGGCACACGAAGAGTGAGTTTGCATCTTTCTTGTTTCCGGCATGGATGATGGGCCTTAATCCGAAAATGAAGATCATTCAGGCGACGCACACGACGGAATTGGCGGTTAACTTTGGTCGTAAAACAAAAAACTTGATTGAAAGTGATGGCTTCAAGGATATTTTTCCAGAGGTAAAGTTAGCGGCTGACAGTAAGGCCAGTGGTCGGTGGGACACGAACAAGGGTGGGATGTACTACGCGGTTGGTGTTGG